GGGACCTGGGATCAGTGGAACGGGTTCGCGACTGTACCGGTAGCGGGCCGCTGGTCCGGCGATACAGTAATCCGGCGTTGCTAAAGCACTAGAATTGTAAGTTGTAAACTTTCCGGCCTGATCAATGCCGACTGCCTAGGCGATAAATTGGTCATTATCCTAACTTACCGAAACGCGGGCTCAAGCCCGCGAGCCGGGGGGAGGGTGGGCCCAGAGCTCACAAGCAAAAAAATAAAAGTTGACAAGCAAGAGAAATTATATATTATGGGATATTATGAGAATTGAGAAAGCAAAAGAAATTACAGGATCACTGTCTAAACCTTCTAAAATGCCGGGCCACGCTTATGGTTTACCAGCTAAAGAATGCAAGACCGGCGGAAAATTACAGAAGGTTAAAGGCTCGACGTGTTACGGCTGCTATGCATTAAAGGGCTGCTATGTTTTTAAAGTTGTGCAGGCTGCGCAATATAAAAGACTTAAGGCCATCCGTCACCCGTTATGGGTTCGAGCCATGACAATGCAGATTAATTCTAAAAAAACAAAATTTTTTAGATGGCATGATTCAGGAGATGTTCAGGACTTAAAACATTTAGCAAAAATTTTTGAAGTTGCTAGACGCTCCCCGGATGTTCAACATTGGTTACCGACGCGGGAAGCGTGGACGGTTAAGTATCAACACAGAGCGCCAGCAAATCTAAAATTAATTTTTTCTATGCCGATGGTCAATCAGGAAGCGGCGGGCAAGTTTAATTATACCTCGACTGTGGTCACAGACCCGAGCAAGGCGACTTGTCCAGCTCCGCAGCAGGGCAACGAGTGCAAGGACTGCCGGGCGTGTTGGGATAAGAAAGTTAAAAACGTTGCCTATCTGGCCCACTAGTTTAAAATGATTCTAATGTGGCATCATCCAAAATATTACAAGGAGCTCGAGCGGATTCGCAAGCAGCAGGAACAAGCGGACAAGCGAGCGAGCGAGCAAGCTAACAAGCAGGAGAGCGAGCGAGCGAGCAGCGATCAAGCGTCAGACGAGGAAGCGAGCAAGCAACGTTGAATGTGATCCCAATCGTTGATTGCGAGGGAAGGCGTTTCGCGGTGGTCTACAAGCAGACCGGGGATCGAGGAGCTTTCAAACAATTTGGTACACTTGAGGGAAGGGTCGTGTACGAGTATAAAGTTACGTTTTGTACGAGTGATGTGAAATAGTTTTTGATGAGGGCTAAAGCTTATTTTGTTACCATAAACTAGCTTAAGCTCAACCAGGAAAAAAC